CTTGATCATATGGCCATTCCATTGGTGATACCCGAAAGGACGATCGTACGTCATGTAAATAACTGCCAGAGCATTTGCCGTCGTGGTAATGTACTCTGGAAGGGGAAGATTGGATAGCTTTGTTGAGGCGCTGAGCCGGTTTTGTACCCGGCGTGGTCTTGCTTAGTCTTTTAGACCACAGGTATAGTAATGTGCCCATGGTTTTATCTTCGTAGTCAATGGAATGGTAGCTCATTGGGAGTCAAGGACCCACGGCATCTTATCAACGGCCGATTCAGTTGATATTTCACTTAGCTTTTGCGATATGGCCACAACTACATTTTAAACGATTTGTTTGTTGTTTGTTTTTCCTGATGGAAACACCTTTTATCAATAACTCAGTGAAGGGAAATGCTTTTCCCAAGAAATTTAAGGATGATGCCACGCCCGAGGGGGCCTCTGGTAGTCCGAAATCAAAATCAAAGCATGGAGGATTGGAGAAGCCGGAGGTATGGGCAAAGAAGGGATCGAAAGGGACTGTTGCAGTTGAAAAGGATGCGGCGTCTCTTCCCGTTCAGGGTGGAAAGTTTCCTACCGAGAACATTGGAAAACAGGAAGCTAACATTTCCGAGGGGGGCGCCGAACAGTCAGTTCATGACCCCTTGGATAATGGGAAGCAACAACCAGATATTCTCGTTCGGGGAACCGGAAATGGAAGGGTCAGTCTTCCCGATGGCAATCGAAAACAACGCTACAAGAACAGACCAAAATACGGTGATATTGCCGTAGCTGCAGATTGGAGCAGAACTATTGACAAAGCAACTGGTGAACAGATGGCCTATAAAGAAATTTTGGAAGGTCGTACAGTTGAAGAAATTCGTGTTGATAGGGAGGAAAAGGAGGAGAAGAAACGCATTGCTGATGAGGCTAAGGCTGAATCAGAGAGACTTAAGGCAGAAGCCGTTGCGAAAAGGCATGCTGCAATTATGTCCCAGATGGAATCAATGCAGGTTCGTTTTGTTGAGGGTGATCGGAAACCCTTGGTGTCTTTTCTCACTGCAACTGTTGTTGCATTGGCACTAACTGTGTTTGTCTTTTATTTGGCTGAAGGACGAATGAATTTTGCCATGAATGAGCACACAGCACAGCCGGCTGGGGATAATTTGATGTATTTGAATCCCCATGGGTTAGGACCTAGTACAGGTGTTAACGATGCTTTGAGTTGGCTTGCCTCTTTTTCGAGGGTTTCTAAGCCGACCCGGATTTCAATTTTCTATGATTATCTGGTTGATGGTTATTCTTGTTTGCGAGTTTATGCCGACTTGGGTTATTTAGCTAGTAAAGATAAGATTATTGAAACTGTTCATGAAATTTCCAAATTAACCGATGTGGCCTCTCAGACTGCATTTCGCGAAAAGGAAAAGATTGATGGTTTTCGTAATTATGTTGTTGAGCAATCGATGCATTATTACGAGGACGTTAAGCATCGCGTTGATGGTGTAGTTGATGTGGTTCCTGTTTATTTAAGTGACGCCGTTGAAATTGCGTATAAGAACTATGATTATTTCAAGTTCAAGTACGACGATTTTATTTGGATCAAAAGTTTTGATTATGATTTTTTCATTAGATCAGAGCTTCATTCTCTGCTTCATCCTTTGTTAGGTGATCCGGTGTTGGTGTCTACTATAGTAAATAGGAACAATGTCGACCGTGCTGTTGAGCATTTTTATGACATTTATCTTGATTATGAGCTTGAAAGGTATCGTGGAGTTATCAAGATGGCTAAAATTAAAGATCAATGTTTGTCTTCACTCAGTAATCACAGTTTAGAAATCCAGAATTTTCTAACTGGTGAAAATTATCAATGGCTTGAAAGCCATCTTGCTTCTCTAAAACTTTCTATGGATGAGCAAGCGAATTTAGTTGTACTGGAAGCAACTAACACATTTGGTAGGGTAAGACCATTTGTGGACAATGCAAGGGGAAGAGTCGAAACTCTTCTTGATCTTATGTACCAGCAGGGTGTTTCCCCAGCAGAGGCTTTTGTCTTGATTGATGAGGGTCGGAAAGCTGTGGTTAATATTGCTGTTCGGGCATTGCAGGGTTATCAGAGCGCCGTTCGATACGGTGTGTACAAGGCTGCGGAAGCGGGCGGCCTTGCTCCTCACTCTTATGAGAAGCATTATGTTCATCATACTTCTCCTTCTACGCGCGTCGTGCCATTCAGAATTTTGACTGTGTTTGGCATGTTCGCTAGCACACTTGCGAGCACGGTATCAAGTGCAGTTTCACATCATAGCCTCCTTTATGAAATATTTGTTAAACAGAGTCTTTTTTCCTTTTTGGATTTCATTTATTTTCTGTTGGTTTGGTTTATGCTTACTGCATTGATTTATTGTGGCGGTCATATTTGTTTATTTAATCGAGTTCATACTTATACATTTGTTTCAAATATTGCTGCTGGTGCCGTTAATGTTGATGTTAGAAATGACATTATGCGTTTGGGTGATCTTGTTCATTGGGATCCACTCTACTGTTTTTTCAGCTATTCATGGGAGTATGAGTGGGGTAAGACGCTGGCGATTTATCGTTGGCTGACTGATAGTTGGGAAATCATGTCTTCTCGCGTTCATGCGAAAACAATTTTAGTGTCAGTTGAACTGTATGTTCAACTTTGCAATGCCAAGAATTTGGTCTTGCGTGGCTTAACCGATGCCGAAATTGGTGACCGTATGAAAAGGTCAGCAGCAAATTTCTGTTCTGTTAATGTAGAACGTCATTTGGTGGCACTTCCGGAACATATAGTGCAGCAGACCACAATATTGTCTTTTGCTTGTTATAAGCAGATGACAGAGCGACTGGAGGAAATGCCTTTTCCTCAGTCCCCAGCAACGTCAAACTAGGTAGGTTTGTTGCTTATGGTTACCGGTATGGTAATGTTGTTCTACCCATAATTGACCCTGTTAAGTTAAGTTTTATAATGAAGGTCAGACCAGTGTTGCCCAGTCATCGTGTGCCAGTAGTGGCCGCGAGTGTTGGATGTCATTGGGAGGGAGTACACATGCCACATCCGGATTGTGACCATAGACAAACCAAAATTGCTGGAGTGCGGAAAAGAGCTGCTAGACGCCCACCTAGTGCTCAAATGTCACTCTTGAGAGACTTTCGTCTCTTTGTTAGAGGATGGATCAGGAGAAATATGGTAAAGCTGGCCCCTGATTCAAATACAAGTGTAGAAGCTTGGCTGGCGAAAACGAATTATCCCGAGTGGAGAAAAGCAGAATTGTTAGAGAAATGGAACAAGATAAACGTTCAGGGTTTTAATTCCGTTGAGGAAAAACTATTTAAAGTTAAGTGTTTCATAAAGGATGAGTGTTATCCAGAGTACAAACATTCGCGGGGAATTTATTCCCGTACGGATGAGTTCAAGTGTATAATGGGTCCAATTTTTAAACTAATTGAAGAGTTGGTTTACGAGAACAAACATTTCATCAAGCATGTCCCCGTGAAAGATCGGGCTAGGCTCATTGTAGACTCTCTTTTTAAAGAGGGTGCGACATATCTTGCTACTGATTATACTGCTTTCGAATCGCTATTCACAAAAGCTCTTATGGAGTCTTGCGAATTCGAATTATATAGATACATGACGTCATCAATCCCGGAGGGTGGAATGTTCATGCAATTTTGTGAGCTTGTTCTTGCTGGCAGGAATGTATGTGATTTTAGAGAGATCACCGTTGAAGTTGATGCTACCCGAATGTCGGGAGAGATGAATACTTCTTTAGGAAATGGTTTTTCAAATCTCATGTTCATGTTGTTTGCATGCCATCGTGCTGGTTCGAAGTGCGATGGTTTCGTTGAAGGTGATGATGGGATCTTTAGCGTTGTTGGTGTAGTGCCTTCTTCGCAATGGTTCGAGAACCTTGGTTTACGAATTAAATTGGAGGAACACAAGGATCTGTCTTCCGCAAGTTTTTGCGGAATTGTTGCAGACATCCATGACCAGGTGAATGTTTCTGACCCCCTTAAAATTGTTGCTCAATTTGGCTGGGTTAGTTCCATTTACGCTCGTTCCAGTGATAGGAAGCTTATGGCTTTATTGAGGTGCAAATCACTGTCTCTTCTGGATCAATATCCTGGTTGTCCTATTGTTCAGGCGTTGGCTGAATATGGTCTTAGGATGACTCGGAGTTTTGATGTTAGGCACCTGGTCTTGAATAGTAGAATGTTCACATCGTACGAGAGGGATAAGTACCTTAGAATACTGAGTGTTGGGGAAACGGCAATTAGAGCTGGACGTCGCGTGGTGCCATTGGCAACTCGTGACCTTATGTCCAGGAAATTCAACGTTTCTTCTGATGTTCAGATCTTAGTGGAAAAATACTTCGAGGGATTGAACAGAATTTGTCCATTGAACCCACCGGTGTTAGACACCTTGGTGCACCCGAGTTGGAGACATTATAATGAAAGGTTCGTCTGTTTAGCAGATGTTAGGAGTCCTTATCTTGAGTACCCCCCTGAGCATTTTCCCAACTACGCTGGCTTTATCCAAGAGTGGTAGATTGTAACACTGTAGTAGAGTAACCGTTAAACTACTTATAATAAATAACGGAGGCATTTGGTTTGATTTTTCCTTAGGGGTTGTCTATACCTATGCGC